CTTTCTGTATAAGCTGTAGCAGAATCATCAGTATAATTAGCAGCATCTGAAATAGGAATAGTAACTCTATTTACTTTGTCAATAATTATAAAATTATTGTATTCTTCTATAAAGTAAGAATAACTTGTAGAAAACTGATAATCTCCTGGAGTGTTATCTACTATTACATAATTACCTGATTTATAAATCTGCTTTGCCATTTCTTTTAATATTTTTTATGTAGTGCTTGTAACACTTTTAAAATTTTTTGATAGGAGATAGAATTATGTACAAGAGTATTATTTTCTATATCTCTAGGATTATAAGCATTTAAAACCTCTAGTCCTCTTTTATAATCTATAAGGCCGTTTAAAGTACAAGTAGTATCTATGCCGAATTCTATTTGGTAAAAATAATTTTGAGTCAACTTTGCAAACTTACATTGTAAAGACCATACTGCTAATTTAAAGCAGACTTCTTCGTCTTCTAAATAAGAATAACCAGAAAGGTCGATGTGTCCCCAATCATTTGGAAGAAAATCGCTAGCTGATAATTCGTTAAATGTAAGTTCGTTAGTATGCATTATATTTTATTTTTATATACAACTGCTTTTTTAATTCTTACTGCATTAGCTACTGCTGCTCCTCCAGGATTATTAAGAGATATTGTAAATGTAGCAGGTGTTGCTAAATTATAAGTAGAAGTTCCTGATGTTATTTCTTGTACAGAAGTTACAGAAAATTCTGTTTTTCCTATAGAACTTAATGTCCAAAGTTGATTAGTAGCATCTATACGAGCCATTTTTGCTTTGATAATTCTAGTATCATTATCAGAGTTTACTAATCTATATTGTAGTTCTTGTCCTGTTCCTATTCTTAAAATTAAATCTACAGGATCATTACTAGCGTAAGTTAAGAAAATATCTATTTCTAGTTCGTCTCCGTTATCTGATAACTCATT